CTTTCAACCATGCAGAACAACATCTGTATGTAAGTGCAACAAGAAGTTGCACCGGAACGCCGCGAGAAACGGCGCTATGCCAGAATTTGAAATCTGGCAGACTCCCTTCTTGGAAAACACGAAGAGAGAACGTCGGAAGACGTCGGAGAACTGTAAGTCCTCTGCGATTACCTACACGTTGGTAATCTGCTTCAGCGAAAGTTCCAAACTCGCTGGAGATAACTGTCTTATCATTGACAGTTAGGCCCGTGTGTTCACGAGCGATACGGATGAACTTCCGTATCATGGCATCACTCCATATGGCAATGATGTCATCTCCCTTAATATAAAAGGAGAAGGTGGGATCAACTTCCACCGCGCAGATAAACACTGCGAGATCCAGGAGAGACCAGGATCCTGGGAGCCCCATAAAGGCCCCAACAACGGTACGAATACCGTTAACGTACATGTTTTGATGTACGAGCCTCGGATCAATTCCGAGGTTGGCACACATAGCATCCAAGAAAGGATGTAAGAGTGTGTCGGTGGCCTTTGAAAAGTCACCGGAGAAGATCTTTAAATGACTTCCCCTACGTTTGAAAGTTAATTCAGACATATTCGGGTCTGAAAAGACCCGTGACAAGCACTGATGCTTGTCCTTTAAGATATATTTCTTAAAGATCGCTCTGCGAATTCTTTGTGCAGAAGCTGTAAACAGGAAATCCTGTTTAGTTACGAGACGTGTCTTTAGACCGAGCTCGTAAACTACAGAAACAGAACTGTAGTTGCCCTCTCTCTTTCTATAGAGAGGGTGCATGGTTGACGGACTGTCAACCTCGAGGGTGGATTCAAATATACCTGAAGAATCCATCTGGGAGAGGTCACGTAACATACCTCCCTCTCGACGAGTAGATGTACTCGTCGCAGATGATGTGATCCAATCGGACATTATTCCATCATCGAGCTTGGTTCGACCAAGCCACCTTCCCACATCTAAAATAGTGGAAGGTTTGTACTCAACTGGAGTACAGAGCCTATTGACTAAATCGTCAATAAGCGGCTGATCATCTTTGATCAACCGTGGTAGCGAACGACGAAGTTTGCACCACTGGATTACCCTAGTAAATCGGGAAATCCAAGAAGGAATGATCTCATTCCTCCTTCGTGCCGGCCAATGATGTCGACACATAGTATCCCTAAGGAGATACTGAATCTGGTTCTTAAACCAGATCAAATAGGCTTGTCCATTTCGG